TCGACCAGCTGTTTTCCGAATAGGCCTTGGCAAACAAAGGCTCTGCAGCCTCAGATGTGAACGCCTTGTGCTTTATCAGCTGCGCGACGCACTGGGCGCCAAGGCTCTCCTTTTTGCCGTCAAGCTCTCCTGCTTCCTCAAATATTTTCGCAAGTGCGGTTTTCATGATGTGTTACCTGCTGCGTTGTTCGCCGCAAGGGAGCTCCCTCCTAGAGTCCCTACCATCCGCGACACGGGCGGTTGCCCGATGCTGGCAGTATGATCCATGTGCGTGATCGCGCAAATTTAGCCGACGATCGGTGCTAGCAATAAAATACATTTACCTATTGAGTCTTTAAATCAACGGTCTTATAGTGTGCGTGCAAACACTTTCGCATTTGGAATAGGGGATATTATGAACATCGGTAAATCCATGAAAATCGCGCTGCTCAAGAACAACATGGATCAATCTGGCCTGGCCCAAACCATGGAAGTCCATGTGTCGGCAATTAGCCGGATCTCATGCAACAAAACGATCACCACCGAAACGCTTCAGCGGGTCGCCAAAGCCTTGAAGATGAAGGTCAGCGAGTTTGTGGCGCTCGGGGAGGATTGAGCATGTACACCACTGAAAATAATGGCGTTCATCTCTATTCAATTGTTCGGATCAAGCCAGGGCGCAGTAATTGGTTTGAGATGATCAGAAAGAAATTTACCGGCGACACTGTTGGATTTGTCACATGCATTAGCCGCTGGAGCGGACGGATACAGGTTGAGTTTCAAGGCAGAACGGTAAATGGCCTTGAGCCAGATGATCTGGAGGTCATCAGCGTGGGAAAACCAAACAGTCGAGATAAATAATATGGCCGGCGACTGGATCAAAATGCGCACCGGTCTAGCCAATGATCCTTCGGTAATAGCGATGGCGTGCACCCTCGATGTTGGAGAGTTTGAGGTCGTTGGGATGCTCCATCATCTGTGGTCATGGGCCGATGCTCAGTCACGCGATGGTCACGCTGCTGGCGTGACAAAAAAGTGGGTTGACCGTTACGTGCACCGTGACGGGTTTGCAGAATCGATGTGCGCAGCTGGTTGGTTGGTGATCGACGAAACAGGAATCGAATTTCCAAACTTCGAGCGCCATAACGGGAAACCCGCGAAAGATCGGGCACTTGCAGGCGAAAGGCAAAGGAAAAAGCGCGAAAATGTCACGCAAACCGTCACGGATATGTCACGCAACGAACGTGACGAACGCGTGACCAGAGAAGAGAAGAGAAGAGAAGAGAATATAGATCAAAAGAAACCCCCTACCCCCAGGACGAAAAAACCGAAGTCGCCGCCGGAGGAATTAGAACTCCCAAGCTGGCTGCCAAAACAGGAGTGGGCTGATTACGTTGAAATGCGACGGACGAAAAAGAAACCTGTTTCACCGGCCATCGCGGCCAGAGTGATCAAGAAACTCGAAGACATGGCACTTGCCGGCCATAGCGTCAAAGCAGCATTGGAAAACTCAATCGTCAACTGCTGGACCGACATTTACGAACCGAAGGTAGATTTCAATGGATCAGGAACCAACACCGGAGCAAATCGCCAGAGCCGCCCTAGCCTCGTTGAGCAGGTCAAGCAACGTGGCGCCGAGCTCCAAGCTGAGCGGGGCAGAGAAGCGGGATGCGGATTTGAGAGCCCTGCCGAACTATGGCCAGCCGGAATGGAAGCGCCTGGAATCGACTGGGACGGAGAGTTCTCCCGCGTCGACGACTCTGATGGTTCGCTTGTGGGAGCTAATGACTGAGCTGTACGGCCACAAGTGGACCAGTGTTCACGGTCTGGCTGATGAGTCTGGGAACTGGGGGAAGATTTTCAGCGGAGTGTCCGGGCTCCAGCTTGCTAAGGGTATTCGCCAATGGACCTCGCAGCCAGGTGATCTAGCAGCGTGGCCGCCTGGGGCTCCAGAGCTGCGCAACATGTGTCTGGATGACAGCAGCTCGCTCAAGATTCCAGACGTTGCCAGCGCATGGCGTGAAGCGGTGGAGGCCAGTACTGACCCAACGAAGTGGAAGTTCAGTCACCCGATCGTGCAGGAGGCTGCAAAACTCACGGATTGGTACAGCATCCGCACTGGCACGCCGAAGGCTGAGACGGTACAGAATCGCTTTGGCAAGCGATACGCAGAGCTGACAGCAAAGCTCCAGCGTGGCGAGCCTCTTGTTGAAGGTCAGAAGTTGCTGTGCCAGGAAGCCGCACTGGATGAGATCCAGAAGTCGGATCAGGTCAACGAAGCGCTGATCAAGCAGAGAGTCAGGGATCAGGGGTTGGCGAACAAATCAACGGAAGAACTGCGGGCCGAGTTGCTCGCCAAGATGGGAGTCAAGCGATGACAGCTGCAAACTTACCCGGCCAGCTCGAGCTGCCAACCGTTGTCGATCACCAGAAAGTGACACCGATCGACTCGCACAAGCCACAGGGTATCCGCCTTGCCACGTTGCTGCGCGATTACGACAAGCGGCCGTCGTCTGAAACTTGGAGCCGGATTCAGGCCTTGGCTGCAGAGATTTTGAAATAACACGCCGGGCTTGGCCTGCGAACATAGCAGGAAGGCGTGCGCTGTCGATTTTGGAGTGTTTTAGGTAGTTGGTTGATGCGATGCCGCCGGGTAGGCCGGCAAGGCGTCTTAAAAACGAAATTGGAGGCTTTATGAAAAACGAGAAAATGCGGGAAGAGTTTGAGGCGTGGGTTAAGCGTGGATGGCCAGCCCAATCGCTTAGCCAGTTCAATGACGGGGAGTATCAGGGCTTCACGGTTCAACACTGCTGGGACGCCTGGAAAGCCTCCCGCGAATCGCTGGTGATTGAGTTGCCGGGGGTCAACGAAAGCGAATGGGATTTCACTTACGAAGAGCGATGCGCGGAAAGAAATGCAATTGCTCGCTGCAAATCCCGCATCGAAGCCGCCGGCCTGAAGGTGAAGGTATGAGCCGCTATTCCGTTTGGCTTCTCATGCTCGCCCTGCTTGCGATGTGCAAGCTGTTCGGGATTGGCGATGGATCGGTGTTCAAAGAGGCGTACTGGGCTGGCTCCGCTTTGCTCATCCACTGGTTTTCCAATCGGGGTGCGAAATGAGCGACTACAGCGAACTGAAGCGGCTGGCTGAGGCTGCGACACAAGGCCCATGGAGCTATGACGGCTCGTATGTGTGCACGGCCCGTGTCGAGGACGGCACGACTTACGTTGAGACTTGGCGATCAGTTGCTGATTGCGTGCAGCCCGAGAACACAAAGTTCATTGCTGCCGCCAACCCGGCCGCCGTGCGGGCTCTGATCGCCGAGAACGAGCGGCTGTCAGCTCTGCTGGAATGCTCGCAGGGCGTTTGCAGGCAGGCGATAAAGATTGTCGAGAAGCTGGCGCCAGAAGCTGACCTTTACCAGCAGGTCCAGATTGCAGCTGGCTCGCTTCCTTCAGGATGGGAGATTGCGCTGCGTGTTGAAAACGGTTGCGGGAGCGTTGATTTGATCGACCCATACGGAACGGTCGTTGACCTTGACACTGCGGATGAATCGCTCGGCGAGTCGATTGCCAGTGCAGTCGCCTTTGCCATGAGCAAGGAGGGTTGAGCCATGAGTGGATACAGCGAGGAACGCCGCGCCCAGGACGCGAAACAAACCCGGGAAGGCTGCATAGGCTGGCTGGCAGTTATGACAGTTGCAACGCTCGCCGGGTTCCTGATCGGCTACCTAGCAAAATAATGCCTTTGATGAAATAGGCACATTTTCGATATAGAAATGGGGATTTACGATGAAATTTATCAGTTTATTCGTTCTTTCTGTGATGTTGGCGGGGTGCGAGCCAATTACGTATGAACAGGCGGCCCAGCTGAAACTGGACAGGCCATGGGTCGGGGTCCGGGTGGAACACGATGATGCGCGAAGTGTTACGTGCTGGGTTCCTAGTGATGACCGTGCAGGGCTGTCGTGCTTGCCTGACTGGATGTTGGTGAAGCCGGAGAAAGCTCAATGAGCAAGCGCAAACCACACAACCCGCGCCATCGGGTCGAGCGATCCCTTCGCTCGCTGCTGAAGTCGAACCACGTAGCGGTGGTGTGCATCGAGTCAACTGAGCGCCAGGGCCTTATCAACTGGAAGTCGTGCAAGAGCATTGCGCCGTCGCAGGCCATTGCTGATGCGGTGTGTGAGATTGCGCACCGCTGGACTATCTTGGTGGGCGTGATGTGCCAGGCGCCTGATGGATCGCAGTACCTTCGCTGTGAGGAAGCGTCACCGCAGGGCGTGTACCTGGCTGCGCATCTGAGCGACGTGATCGCCAAGGTGCATGACGACTTCCTGGCCGGCGCAAACCCTAATCAGGTAGTGTCGTCCGGATGGCTGGCTGTGCCGGATGAAGTGGAAATACCAGAAGCCCAGGCCGCGAAGGTGTTCGACGCGGTCGGTGGGTGGGTCAAACAAACCAATAGCAATGGGGTGGCAGCATGAATATCGATTGGAATGAAGCGCCGGAAGCAACGCACTATGACCCAACAGACAGAAATTTCCTTAAGCAGGTTTGTGGGGTTTCTCTGGTTTGGCATCATGGGAAAGGCTGGGCTTATCACTACGGCCAATACCCTCAGAACCTGACAAATCTCGGTCGATTGATAGTCAGGCCTGAGCAGGTCGCTTGGACCGGCGAAGGCCTGCCGCCAGTTGGGATTGAGATTGAGGCGTTACTCCCCGGACTTGGCAGCACTACCTATTTTTGGCAGCGAGCCAAAGTGGTTCACGGATCATTGTCAGACTCGACAGGCGAGGTTCTGGTTTTCAGTCTCGAGACAAGTCGTCCTGCTTGGGTAGATGAGTTCCGCCCGATCCGCACGCCAGAACAGATCGCAGTCATGCTTATGGAGTGGCTGATCTACAGAGGGCCGAAGAAATGAACAAGCGCGGCACCATGCTGGATCCGGAAGAGGATGCGCGTTACATCGTGTTCACGGTTGAGCAGCTGAAGGCACTGGTTGATCTGTATAAGTCTGGCTGGTCCACGCGAAGGCTGGCCAAGCGATACGGTATCAGCGCCTGCACGGTGCGGCGTAGGCTGATGGCTCTTGGTGTGGATCTGCGCGGCAGGGGTCAGAATAACGTCGTCACGGCTCAGGTGTTGGGCGTGGCCAGGCATATGCGGGACAGAGGCGCTGGATGGAGGGTAATCAACTGGGCCACAGGCGTAGCTCCTGATTCGATAATGAACGCCATGCGGAGAAAGCGAAAACGGGCTGAATGAAGAAGGCCGGCATTGCGCCGGCCTTTTTGTTGCTGCATGGGTTGATGATCAGATTTTGCGAGCGCTCAACTTGCCGGCAGCGACAAGCGTTCCGGATGAAAATCCGGCCTGCGCGATCAAATAAACAACGGTTGTTCCGTCAGACCTGATCTTTACAGCCGGAGAGCGAATGTTGAACGTCGCTGCAGCGGCTGCACGCGACGGCCCGGTCATGTAGTCCTGCTCACCTGGGAGAGTGTTGTTCACTGTGCTGATACCGGAATAGTATCCGGCGACGACAGTCGAGCCTTGCGGCGTATACAGAACCGTGCCGTCTACTGCCCAATCACCCGCGGGGAGCGTTATCGACGTTACGGTCTTGCCAACGTTGGTGGTAAGGGCGACAGAAGAGCCAGAAGGGATTATTGACTCCCTGAAGCCGGCCGGCGTTAAGCTGGCTCCGCCAACCAATGAGTACTTCCCGTCATGCGCAGGATCGTCATCACGGTAGATAACCGGGCCGCCAGTCGCGGAAATGACCACGGCAAAGTCTGCAACGTTGGCGCGTGAAGACCCGCAACCCTTCATGCTGAACTGGATCGGGTTTGCGTCGTTTGCCACGACCGAAATGAAGTTGCCGAACACGCCAGGGTTGCCGGCGCTGTTGAAGTATCCGACGCAGCCAATCAGCTCAAGGCCGTTGACATAGCGGAATTCGATTGGAAGTGTTCCTTGCGATGCGTTGCTGGAGAAGACATACCAGGCATCCGTGTGGTTGGCTTCGGCGCCGCACGACAGGAACGTCAAGCCCCGAACGTTTGAGATCGAATACCCTTTGGTGTTGTTGTCAGACCCGCATGCCACGAACGCGCTGTAGGTCATGCCGTTGATAGCCATGCCGATGCCGGTGTTGTCGTTGGTATAGACGCGGTAACCGGTAACAGACGTGTGTTTTTGCTGGAAGTTGACGCCGTTCCCGCCGTTGGTGGTCGACCAGATGTCGGACAGGCTGCACATGAACGTGTCGTCAAAATGAATGCCGTGGTTCAGGCAGTTCTGTACTCGAACCTCTTGCACGGAGATTTCATGGCAAGTGGCGAAGGAGATACCGTTGCGACGCGCTCCCTTGACCATCAGCCCGTTGATCACGACATGAGCGCCAGCCCCAACGAAGCCGATGCCGTCAGTGTTTGCTGGGGCTCCGGTGAAGTCGAGCGTTGTGCAGAGAATGCCATCGCCAACGATGGTGATGTTATGCACGACAGCCGCCGCTGCGGTGAAAATCCACTCATCCAGCATCTTGAAGTAGCCCTTCGGGACGTGGATCTTACCGCCCCGGAAGTCGCCGGCTGTCTGGAAGTAGTCGCGAACGGCCTTGAATGCTGGCGCCGAGTCGTTGGTGCCGGTCGGATCCGCGCCGAACTGAAGAACGGACAGGGTGCCGGTGTGTGAGAGCTTCCACCGGCCGCCATCGGCCGCAACGATGATGGTGCCACCGTTGTCCAGGCTGGTCGTATCGGCGGAGTCCAGCCAGTACGGGCCGCCGCCGCCATCGCCTGGTGCGTAGTAGCCGGTAACGAAGGCGTTCTTCGACGGCGTGTTCTTTAGCAGGGTCTTCAGCTCAACAATGCTCTTCACGACCTGGCCGCCGCGCCCGATCATGGCCGCGCCTTGCGTGATCAGCACTTCGTTGGCGAGCATCAAGGCCAGGGCAGCAGAGGAATCAGCAGATGGCGACACGGGCATTGGATTGCCAATACCATCGAAACCCATCAGCAGGTTTGCACGAAGCGGTGCGGCTGGCAGACGAGCTGGCTCAGGGTCGCCGATAGCAACGCGGATGGCGCCACGCGAGTTGGCATCGGCTTGCTGAATGAGCATTGTCAGCCGGTCAAATACGTCCTCATGAACCTCGGGGAAGAACTGGCCTTGGTTGATTATGTCGGTAAGTTGCTCAATTGGCATGACGCGCTCGACGTAAAGCTGCTTCAGGTTTTCCACCGGTACAGTGGTGGTGATCTTGCCGGGCGCGGTGCCGAACTGCTCCGGCAGGCCTTCGCCGGTCAGGGTGTAATCCGTCCCAAGCAACAGCGGCGTGGTGGTGAGCGAAACAGGGTCGACCAGATAGACAAAAACCTCATCGTTATGGAAGAACCGGAACGGCAAATCCCACACGGTGGTGACACCGTTCCCGGTAAATGTCTCTTTGTTGGTCTGACTGCTAACCGTCATGGTTGTATCCCCTTAGTCTTTCTTTGGTGGTGGGCCGAATAATACAGATTTGGCAATGGTGAAGGCGTCGCTCTCCATTTCGCCCTCGTTCACTTGGAAGAACGTGCGGGTTGCCCGGTTGATCTGCGATGAAGGCAGGCCGATCAGCATACCGGTCGCCGTGGTCATGTTGGTTACCAGGGCTTCGGTCTTGGTGGAATTGGTCGCCTTGATCAGCGCGTCAATGCCTCCACCGATTGGCGAGGCGCCACCATAGCCGAAGTCGCTGAAGAAGCCCTGGGCAGCATCACGCGCTAGAGGCACACCATTCGTAACGCTCAGCAGCGTCTGGATGGCGATGTACTCGGGCCAGGTGTCACCCATTTTGTCCTTGTCACGGTCGTCATCGTCGGGCAATGCGCCCTTGATCGCGCCAGCCAGGATTGCCGGGATGATGTTCAGGTACACAAAGCGCTCCAGAGCCACCAGTGTGCCCTGCACGTCTTTCTCCTTGATCGCCTGCGTGCCGCTGCGTGCGATGTCGACGTTCCGGTTCCACAGCAGCGAGGCGTAGCCGTAGACCAGCAGGAAGAAGCGGGCCAGCTCGTTATGCTGGATAGGTGCCAGGTCTTTGGCCCCGCCAGCCATCTGCGTGAGGCGCACGGCACGATCTGCCGCGTCAATCGCATCCTTGCCGCCGTTGCCAGAGTTCACGCCGCCTTCGGCCTCATAGGCGCCCATCCACACCGGTGTATCAACCACGCTCTGCATCGTTGCCATTGGAACAAAGGCCCAGCGCTTGATGGCATCGTGCGCGTTCTTCACGTCGTTGAATGCTGTTCCAATACGGCCTTCGCCCACACGGATGATCCGATTGGTTGCCTCTCGGATCGATGGGTCAAGGTTGATCGATCGGTTGCGCATTTCCCCAGACAGGCTCAGGACTTCAGCCCGGGTGGCGATCGGGTTCATCGCGAACTTGGCCACGGCACGCATGTAGTGCTTGCGCTGGCCCTTCTGTGCGAAATACTCCAGCGCCTGCGATGCGCCGCCGATCTGGTTGAACATGGTGGTGACGCTGTAGCCCATCCATGCGATGGCGGCGTTACCGCGCAGGGCGTTCATGGTGCGTCGGAAGATGCCAACACCCTTGGCGCTGCCCGGCGACAGGTCGTTGGTAATCCCATCGAGAATGTTGATGAATTGCTGAGCCTGGAAGCGGCCCATGCGTTCGTTCATCACCTGGCGCACGGTCGGTGCGGTGATCAGTTTGCGTGCGTCTGCAATGGCCACGCGGTGCGTAAGGTCGTGAATCACGCCGCTCAGGTGGCTGGCGATAACGGTGACGTCGAGCACGACTGGTGCCGCGAAGCCGTCAACCCGTGCCTTGGTGTGGCCGCGCGGAGTGGTTGCCCTGGCGCCGCCCTGCTCATTGAGCGGTGACAGCTCGCCCAGATTGGCCTGGACCTTGGCGAATTCAGGCGACAGGAAGTCGTAGACCAGCGGCCAGTAGGCGCCCTGGACAACGCCGAACTGGGTCTGGACCTGCAGGCCTTCGACCTTCTCGGGGGCAATGCCGTTTACCTGCTTCTCGAGCGCAACGATGTCAGGCCACAGAGAATTGACGATCTCCCATAGGGTGGTCACGTAGCGCCAATCTTCCTCACGCATATGACTCAGGATCTCGGCGTGGGCCGCATCGGTCCAGCCGTTTCCGTCGAGCATCTTCTTCAGGTTTCCGGCGTTACCGCTGTTCAGCGCTACAGCCAGGATGCCGTTGTAGTCGATGGACTTGCCGAGGTTGTTGATCTTCACCTTCTGCCCGGCGCGCGATCCAGCTGCGGCAAACCAAGCATCTGTTGCTGTCAGTATCTTCTCGGTGATTTCGCGGTTCAGATCGTCGCGACGAGCCTGGGCGTCGGCCAGTGGCTGCCACCAGATCTGCGACCATGCGCCGTTCGGGTCGCCACCGTCGGCCTGGTCAATGATCTGCTCCAGCTTCATCAGAGAGCTGTTGGCTTCGGACAGCCAATCGCCCATCGCTTCCGGCAGCGTGCGCATGGAATCGTTCAGCGGCAGCGGCTTGCCTTTGTTCAGGTTGGTGACCATCGCCTGAATCAGCAGTTCCTGGGCTTCCTTCTGGTCCTTGATTCGCTTGTTGGCCTGCAACTTTCCCTTCAGTCCGGCCAGGTGGTTCAGGTGCGCAACGAAGTCGTCCAGCTCCTGCAGCTGCGCCAGGCTCAGTTCCTTGTAGTTGGTCTTGCCCATGGTGTTCAGGATGAACTCAGGCACGTATGGGTCGTTACCGGCCGCCACCTGGTCGTTGTACCACTGGCCGAACGACTTTGCCTTGTCCAGCTGGCGCAGGCTGACGGTGCGGAACTCATACTGCTCCATGACCGCATCTATCTGGTCAAGGTAGTCGCCGCCGGCTTTGCCAATGCGCTGGCGTTTCTTGGTGTTGTTGTAGCCGTTCAGACGATCGGTGATGGTTTCGACCTCGGCCCTGGCCTTGGACGCTTCACGGTACAGGTAGAAGTTCAGCAGCTGGCGCTGCTTTGCTTCATAGGCTGCGTCAAGGTCGCCTTTGGTGAATGCCTCGAACGCTTGGCGGGATGCCTTCGCTTCGGCGCGCTGGTACTCGATCGGCTGGATATCGCGCACCTTGCGTTCGCTCATCACCCGGGCGGCCGCTTCCTTCAGGATCTGCTGGCTGGTGACGTTCTTGCGGTTTCCGACTTGAGCCAGGCGGCGCAGCTCCTTGCCCAGCACTTCAGCGCGGCGCTCGTTGTGCACGGCGTCCATAGCGCGCTCGGCGATCTCACCGGTTTGTTTCGGGCCGTGGCGCTCTTCCATGCGGCGCAAGGCTTCTGCCTCGATCACGGCCTTGCGTGGTTGCGCGCCCATCATGGCCTTAACCATGTCGTCGCCAGATTCAAACCCGAGGATGTTGGCGGCCAAGTCCAGCGACAGGCCGGTCTTGCTGTGCATGAATGCCAGCTTCTGCGTGCTGGGCTTGCCGTAGCGGTCTGCCAACTCGGCGCTGTTCAGCTTGAATTCACCGGCGCTGCCGTTTGGATTCTTGCCGCTGCGCAGGGCGTTGCGTGCCACATATTCAGGCTGAAGGTCGACTTCCTCGGACACTTCCAAGCGGATGTTGGCCAGCTGCTCGTTCCACCACTTCGACTGACGGCGCGTTTCTTCCCGGGTGATCTGCTCTTCCACACTGTCACGGGCGTCGGTGTGCGCCAGTTCGATGCTGTTCTGGTATTGGGCGAACTCGGTTTCGGTCATGCCGGCCGCTTCAGCATCCTTGAACAGCGGCAGGGCGGCGGATACACGCTCAGCGTCCTGAATCTGATCATCGCTGGCAACGATCCGGTCAAACACCTTGCGCACGTCGTCGTTCAGCGCCACGTTCAGGCGGCTGAGGTGCTTGTAGATGGCGAGCATCCAGCGCTTGAAGCGGGCGAATGCGCCGTTAAGCTCAGGCGCCGGGGCTTTGCCTTCGGCCAGGTACGATTCGAAGCCGCGGGCAAACTGCTCATGCTGCTCGGTGGTCAGTGCTGCATCACCTTCGGCGCCAACCCAATCGCGGATCGCCTTCACGTCGTCCTTGATCTGCTGCGGTGCGTCCTTGGCCTGGGCCAGATCCTGAATCACCTCCAGATAGTAGTGCCCCAGTTCATGCACCAGCGTCGACAGGTCGCGCTTGTCGCTCAGCGTGATGTTGAACTTGCGGTTCGATTGGCCGCGCGGGCTGAAGCTGATGTAACCCCTGGCATCGTCATCATTGCCGCCCTGTTCCAGCTGCTGCACGTCGCCGGCTTCAGCTTCTTGCGGGTTGCGCAGGATGGCCAGCGCTTCCTGATCGCTCAGGTCGGACAGGTTTACGCCAAGGCGGTCGAAGTACTCCTGCAACTGGTTGAGGGTGTCGGCGGTGTCGGCCTTGTTCGGGTTCTCCTGCTCGGCGCTATAGCGTGGATTGCCCGCCATTTCATCGCGTACCGCGTCGACGATCAGCTGCGGGGTCACGTCTTCACGTTTCACGCCGGGGAAGTAGCCTCGCTCCCATGCATTCATCGCCGCTTCATCGAGGCTCATGCCGCCTTCTTTGCGGGTCAGGCGGTTGCGCCCCACCTTGCCCACGTCGGTATCCAGTGCGGCAAGTTCGCCGCCGGCATCATTCACGCCGCCGGCATCGCGCAGGTACTCGCCCAGCGACTTACCGAAGATGTCGCCGGCCTGCGGGATGTCACCGGCGCGCAGGCGCTGAATCATAAGGGTAGCGTCATCAACGGTAACGCGGCGCAAGTCCTCTGGCGCCTTGTTGCGGATGTCCAAGGGGAACTGCTGGTCCAGCTGATCCAGGCCCAGCGCGTTACGCTCTGCCAGGTTGTTCAACACGGACGAATGCAAGGCCGCGTATTGCTCAGCATCGGCGCGGCGGAAGCCTGCTTGCACCAGTTGCCCGACGAAGTCCTGTTGCGCCTGTGCGCGCACGTCCGGGCCTTTGCGGAACTCTTCGGCCAGATTGGTCAGCTGTTCTTCTTGCTGGTCGCTCCAGGCTTGTGCGTCCTCGGCACTGAAGTTGCCAGCGCTGGTGCGAATGCTTTTCGACAGCTGTTCATCGAAGTCGGCCAGGTAGGTAAGGTAGTCGGCACCCTTCATGGCCACGTTCCCGCCGCGCACCAGGGCATCGCCGAACTGCTCGGTCAGGCCTGGTACTTGCGCCAGTATCGCCGGAAGATCGATGGCGCCGCTCTGATTCAGGCGCTGCAACTCTTCAGCAGGAATCCACAGGGTTTCCAGCGGAGTGTCGGCCAACTGTTGGGTGGCGATCTGGTTGAAAGTACCCGGGTCGAGTTTGCGCGTCTCGCTTTCGACTGAAGCCGCTGCCGCTGCGCTCAGTGACTGCTGGCCGACGCGAGCCTGACGCGACTTCGACAGGCCATCAGCCAGAGTGGTGAACATGCGCTTGCCACCGAACGCCATCACGTCAGCGCTCGATCCCAGCCCCCCCGCGATGCCTTCCAGCAGCACTTCGCCGGCGTCCACCTTGCCTTCTGCCGCAAGCTGCCCAGCGGCCTCGCCAGCAGCCTCGCTGAGCCCCTGCACTGGGAACTGAACAGCCAGGTTCGCCAGTTCGCGCTGTGTTTCGCTCAGCGGCCGGCCTGCAATGCGAGTTGGCGCCAGCAGTTTGCCGGCGAACATCATGCCAAGCGCATCAACGGCGGTGGTGCCGGCTGCCTTCAGTGCCGCCTTATCGCTGGCGGTCTTCATCAGTTCATCGTCTTGCAGCGCCTTCATCACTGCGGCAGGGTCGTTGAAGTCCACGCCGGCTTCGCGGATCACGTCCGCCAGCTTCACGTCGAACTCGGTGCCGAAGTTGATCGCCGAGGCCAGCGGGATGCCGCCGACAGCGCCAGCCAGCAATGCAGGGGCCGAAGAAACGGCTGCACCAAGTGCGGTGCGCCCGGCAAACCCAGGCGTCAGCGCTTCCAACGTGGCATCGAAGCTGCTCATGCCTTCGCCGGTGTCGATCACTTGGCGCTCCAGTCCGCCGAGTGGGATACCGATCTGATTGCTGGTCTGCAGTTGTTGGATCTCGCGCGCAGCCGGGTCGACCGGCGCCGATTCCAGTTCTTTCTGCTGCTCGCCCACGCGACTGATGAACTCGCCCTGCTGGCTGTTCAGGTTTTCACGCATGACCTGGCGCTGCTCTGGCGTGCTTCGCAAGTATTCACCGGCAAAACCAGTCGGGCCGCCAGTCTCGAGGAATGGTTGCTCTCCGGCCGTGGTGGCGCGGGCAATCTCTGCGTCAACCGCGTCGAAGCTGGCGCCAATGCGCTGAAGGTCGCGCGCATCAGAAAGGTTCGTGCCTTGCGCCTGGCTCGTCCACTGCTGCTGGATCGCGCCCAGCATCTTCTCGCCTAGGCTCTGCTCGTTGAATCGGGTATCACTTGCGGCGCCCTCGATGCGGGTGAGTGCGTCAAGGTCGTTCTGTGCCACTGCCGCCAGGTTGCCGTCACGCAGGGCGTTGGCGGTCTTGCGCGAAGTGTCGTAGATCGCGGCGTATTTGTTGCCCTTCTCCAGTTCGGCCATGCGTTCGCGCTGTTCGTACAGCGTTGCGGCCGGAATTCCGCTCATGCGGGCAGTGGCATTGGCCTTGCCGTACTCTGCCGGGGCGATGGTGGCCACAGTCTTCAGGCTGTTGACGAAGTCGGTTCGCTCATCGTCGAACGAATCGCGGATCGCGGTAGTCAGCGGCGTAGGTGTCGGCTGCTGGACGGTGTCGTCTACCGGTGCAAGTAGCGGGACTTCAAGGGTCATTGTGCTTTAACTCCAAGTTCGGAAATGCCCTGAACATACAGGCCGACGATGTTCTCTGCGCTGGCTGGTTCGCCGCGGGCGCGCAGGGTGCGGACAATCTTCGCACGGTCGCCTGCCGGGATGTCGTCGAGGCCGATATCCTTGGCTTTCAGGTAGGCGTTCTGCAGCTGCTCAGGCGCCACATTCCACAGCTGCTCGGTGGTTTCGCTGAATACGCCAGTGCCACGCAGGCGCACATCAATCAGCAGCGTGTTGGCGATGTCGCTGGATTCCTTGGCGGTCGGCTGGCGCCCATTGGACAGGAAGAAAGCATCTTTCTGGCTCTGGTAGGAGGCGCGGAACTTCTCCTGCGCGGCCAGGTTCTGCGGAGTTGTGGCCTTTTGGCTGGTCCCAGTGAGAATGCCAGCCTGTTGCATGACCAGCGTCAGCTGATCATTCTCGGCCTTGGTGGCGCGTTGGTCGCCATAATCGCCTTGCACGGCCTTCTGCCATGAACTCTTGATGGTGTTGTAATCGGCATCGTTCAGGTATGGCCGGATGTCGCGCTGCAGGCTCAGTTCACCGAACTGCGGGCCAGGCATAGACAGGAACTCGCGCAGCTTGCTCTCGTCGGTGGTCGGCTCGGTGCCTTTGCGCCGGTGTTCGTCCAACTTCTGCAGCTTCACGCGCTCTTCTGCGCCGATCGTAATCAGAACCTGAGGCGGGATTGCGTTGTATCCATCCTCCAGCGCGATGTTGGCGGCTGTTTCGAAGTTGGCTTTGGCCGTGAGCTGGTCGGCTTTGTTCAGGTCGTCGATGCGGTCCATCGCATACTTGCGCGTCTCCGGATCTTTGATGGCTTGTGCGGCAGTGGTGGCGGCGGCAAGCTTGCTGGTGGCAGTGGATGGCGCCAGCTGGCTGACGATCTTCCCGGTGTAGTTGCGCGTTTCCTTGAATGGGATGGCGTCAATCCAGGCCTGGTTGCTGATCTCGTCGGTACGTGGGTCGCCATTCTCCTTGATCCACTTGTCAACGCTGCCCGGGCCGGCGTTGTACGCAGCGACGGCCAGGGTCGAGTTGCCACCGTAGCGGCCCAGCATCTTGTTCAGGTAGGCGTTGCCCAGTGCCATGTTGTAGTTTGGATCAGCGGTCAGGCGCTCAAGGCTGAATGTAACCTTTAACTCCTTTGCCATTTCTTCTGCGGTAGCAGGCATCAACTGCATAAGGCCCAAAGCACCTTTCGGCGAAACGGCTGTTGGGTCGCCGCCAGTCTCTGCCTGAATAATCAGATTGCTCAGGCCGTTGATTCCTACGGTCGCGGCGTTGTAGGCAGACTCGCCGATCTGGCTGCCAAGCTGCTGGCGAACGCTGGTGCCAAGCAGTTTGGTAACCCGGGCCTGATCGTCGACGGTCATGCCATCGTAGGATTTTGCGTAGTAGCGCTGGGCTGCGATCGGGTCGTTCTGCATCAGGCGCTGGATCACGGCGGTGTTGATGCCGCTGTTGTACTTCAGCACCTTTTCCTGAGTCAGTTCAGGCGCCTCGCCGTTGCGCTCGCCCTGCATGGCGATCACTCGAGTGCCTTTGTTCTGGTAGAAAGCCACCTGCTGCGGGTCGTCGTAATACGCCACAGCGCTTTCTGTCGCTGCGTTAAGGGTGGCGTCTTCGGCCTCTTTGTAGAAAACCTGACGCTCGCCGAACTCGTAGCGATTCAGCTGACCATTGAAGCGTTCAGCCTGGCTCTTGGCGATCTGGTTGAACCGCTGCCGCTGACGGTCGTTGGTCAAGCCGTTGCTGATGTTGTCGACCTGCTGCTGAAACTGCGGCAGCGTCTGGTTCGTGATGTCGATAGCGTTCTTGCCCTTGCGGGTGTAAACGCCGTTTTCCGGGTTGAATAGCGTGTCAGTCTGCCATTTGCTCAGGCTGCTTTCGGCTTCCATCAGTGCGGCAGTGTCGGCATCGTCCTGGGTCTTCTGCCAGATCTGCGTAGCCGCCTGCGTCAGAGGCTTGGCCAGGCCTGCGCCAAGGGTGTCCTCCTGGACGACATCAACCTGGGGCACGGACATAGGTCGTGTGCGCACGCCGGGGCTGTTGAGCGTTGGAATTTGTACGGCCATGATTCCCCCTTACGCGATGGCTTGGTTGTAGTTCAGGCGAGCATTGCCGCCCAACGCTGCATTGGTGCCAGCGCCAGTTCCGCCGCTACTGAATACGCCGCTGGAAAAAGCCCCGCCCAGACCGCCGACCACGCCGCCAAGCAGCGAGCTCATCAGGCCGGTCTTGGCGTTCGACTTCAGGGTTTTGGCGTTGGTCAGGTTGCCGGTGGCCTGCACTTCGTAGCCATAGGCTTCGCGTGCTGCGTTGTTGCTGATGATCATGGCGTCAAGCTCGCCATACTGCGCGACGTCCTGCTGAAGAAGGGCATTCGAGCCTTCGTCAACAATGCCTCCGTTGCCGGCCATGGCCGCGCGCTGGGTGCCGATCATGTTCTGTGTCTGCACGCGCTGGGTATCAGCGTCGACAACGCCGCGATATCGGGCGTCGTTTGCCGCTCGGTTGAGGTAAGCAGCGTTTTGGGTGAGAGCCGAAGCCTGGCCGATGTCGGCGGCAGACTTCTGCTGCCCCTGCATCATGCCGCCAACTGCTGCGATTGCTACGGGAATTAAAGCCATCCAACACATATCAGTTTCCCCTGGTCATTTGGAATTGACGAAATAGTAGCTGTTTTGGGCCATAGGGCGTAGGGCTACCCATGCTAAAGCCAAGCCACTCCAGCCACCGGATAGCGGCGGTGTTCCGGGTGTCGACGTAATTGACCAGCGTCTGGTGCCTTTCCAGCATCTGCGCCACCAGAGGCTGACAGATCCGCAAGAACGCCCGAGGGTGCTTCTCGATGGCATTGGTACTGATCAGCCACGGTATTCCGATGCCTGCGCCGGGGCTGTAACTGACATCGCCAAATGCTGCCAGCGGTATGTCACCCCAGGCAATGACGTGAGCGGCCACGCTGGATCGCAGGCCAAGCGTCAAGGCTGAGGCGATGGATTGGCCGCAACCTTCCTCGATCTCGTCGCGGTCGGCCTGTCGCGCCTCCCTGGTAATAGGCTCGATGTCATCTGCAGTCATGCGCCTGACGTTAATCATAATCCGCCCCCGATCTCGTCGCGCGGAATGGCGGCGATGATGTTCATCGGCAGAGGATCATCCTGAACGATCAGGAAGCGCCCGGTGTTCTCCCAGGTGTCGCTGATGCTCACTTCTGCAAGCCCGTTGATGGCGGACATGCTGCCGTAGTTGTCGCTCGTTTGGCGCTGCTTCATTTCGAACAGGGCGTTTTCCTTGGCGCCAGCTTTCCCGCCCCTGGTGTCGCGCACCAGCAGACCCACGCTAGAGACCTGAACGCCTTTGTCCAGTAGCGTTTCCTGGCCGGTGATGTTGATCGACAGGGTTTCAGCGATGGACCGATAAGGCAGGCCGATATGCACGATCGCCGACGGATCGGGGATGGTGATCGCCCCGGCAGTGACGATCTGCTGTGGCGCGACGTTGCCGTCTGCCAGGACAGAAACAACCTTGCCTTCGAGGTGGCTTAGGCCGGCGAAGGTGTTGCGCGCGAACGCCCAGAGCGTGAAGGCAGCGCCACGGATCGCGTCCGGGACAACGCCAAGCGGCTGTACTTGCACCGACGTCGGGCTGACGTAGGCCAGGATCTTGAAGCGGAACGGCTCGGCAATCGGGGTTGGCACGTATTGCAGAATGTCGCCAACGTCACCAGCAGCAAAGATTGCCGTGGAAGCTGAGGCGGTTAGTGTCTCAGGCGACTGCCAGGCTGTTCCGCCCGTGATGGTTAGGGTGGTGGCGGTTGTGTTGGTGCCGTTGTAGACCAGGCCGCAATCCACAAAATGGGCATCGCTGATGATAGCGGTGCCGTTGTATCGGTCCAGAATTCGGTTGGCGAAAAGCTCGACGTAGTGCTTGGTCACGCCATTGATAACGCGTTCCACGCACGCATAAACCGAATCGTCACGGCCTTCTGGCACGGAACAGATCGACAGGTATTTGCCGTCCGTGTGCTGGTGAGCCCAGCCGTTCACGTCCTGCTCGGGGATATACGTGCAAGTCACAGAAGCGCCGTCTGAGCGCGCCGCCCAAATGACGTGGTAGGGGATTTTCTGATAATCCCAGTCGACCAGGCTGTAATCCTCGATCAGATGCGGCGACAGAATGCTGATCGTGCTGCCGCTGAAGCCGTCGGCCTGCAGGCTGTAACCGAAAGCGGTTACTTCGCGGCCGCGCTCCTGGGCATAAACGACACTGGTGCCGATCAGCAGCGGGCGCAGCTGGCCAATGCCGTTGTAGGACTGAGCATCGCCGTTGATGGTCTTGGCGGTGAAACCAGCGGTTGAGCCTTGGATAAGCCATTCAGCTCCGTCGGTGAACGGAAGAAGCGACTTGAGCGGGACCAAATGCATGATCGTGTTCACTTCAGTGCTGAACATTGACCAGGTGATTGCGTCGTCGTCCTTCTGTGGCGTCGAGTAGCCGAAGTTCGTGAAGATCCCGGTCTTGCTGAACCACAGTGTTTGCGGCTTGTTCAGCGTTGAGGCGTAGGCCAGCCGTTGCTGATAGTAGGTCACCGCCCGAGGGAAGTTCCCGGCGCCAATGAACGGATCCGTGCCGGTCGGGGGCGTATCGGTCTTGGTTGGGGTTATATTGCTATCGACAAAACTCAGCGTCGTCGCCTTTCCGACAAACCCGTATATGCCTGATCCTGCATTGTCCTTGTACACGTTGTAATAGGCAGCGCCAGGGACCAGCGGCCACGCAACTGTAGCCTGAATGTTGCTGTTGAAAACCGTGATGGCGTTCGATGTTACCGGCAGAGACTCTTCGATTGCGTTGCTGCCGTCGTCCACCACAGCTGTAACCTGAAACCTCCAGCTCTGAGTGTTACCGGTACCGCCGCCCGGCGTTGTGGCTGTGGCGCTGGCTGGCGCGGCCACGCTCGGCACCAGAGACACAGGCGCTATAGTCCAGTTGTCGTGGGCGAAGCGCTTCAGCTTCTGTGGTTTGTGGTTGACGTGAACCATGTCCATTACGTCGCCGGACTGGGTGAAGTTGATCGAGAACAGTTCATCCCGGGTGAATGGTGTGACCAATGTGAATGGCAGGCCGATGTCCGGGCCAGCGGTGTTCAGGACCAGGCCGCCGTTGCGGTATACGCGCATAGCCAGGTGCGTGAACTCCAGCGCGTAAGCGTCCGCATTGTTGAACTTGAAGCGGATCATGCGGGCCACTTCGTTGTTCAGCGTCTGCGACAGGAAGTAAGAGCCGGCCCGGTTCACGAATCCGCCGTATGGGGTGACGATGAAGTTACTCAGCTGGCGCAGGCCGTTCTGATAGGCGGCAAGGTCTACGCGCCCATAGAGCTGCGGGCCAATCTCGCCGCGGCTGAAGCTGGTTTGAATGAGGCTGGTAGTCATGCGTGCGACTCCGCTTCGTATATCGAGACCGGCGGGTTATCCGGCTGCTGCTGGTTGAGGCTGGCAGCCATGGCAATTTGGGTGTGTTGCTCGGCGATCTGCATCAGGGCCTGGCTTGTGCCCATGTCTTTCTTCAGTGGAACGGCGATCAATGCGGCGAGCTGGTAGGACAGAGCCATGACGAATGGCGATGGCAGGCGCTCAGCGGGAAGGCCTCGAGCGATGTACAGCAGTTCCGCCTCGGGCATGTCCGTGACGATCGTCAGGCTGGCATCACCTTGCTGAAGGTCGTAGGGGATTTCCTGACCCTGCATCGGGTTGCGAGTGCCTGGAATTACGATTCTGATAGCACGCACGCAGTCGTTCGGGTAGGCGTATCGGTAGAGCCAGTTCGTTGGCGGACTGCCAAGGTCGGCCAGCACAACGCTTTTGGTGGCAAAACCCCAGTCTGCGGACTTGTACGACAGAAGGGCGTCAAGGGCAGTCGAATAAAATGTGCTGCACACAATTTGTTCCATGCTCTGTTCGGTATCGCTGGCCACTTTCGACGTGCTGCCGACGTGGAATAGGGCCATGTTGTAGATCTCGATCTTGCTCGCCATGGGGCGTCCTCCAGCGGCGCAAATGAAAAGGGGCCTTTCGGCCCCTGTCATGGTAGTGGATTAAGCGTCGGGAAGGGTTGGATCAGTTGCATCCTCTACTTCCGTTTCCGCCGGTGGAGTTACGCCCCCGCCACTCGGGCCTGGCATAACCGGTGTGCCGCCGGCGTTCAGTCGAAGAGCTTCCTGCTCGGCCATTTCCTTGGCGTTGCCTTCTTCCTTCTTGAACACTCGGCTGAAGCGCTCGCCCTCGCTGTTCAGCACGACCCAATTTCCTGCGGGTACATGCTTCACGGTAAACCCAAGGCCAGCATCCGCTGCTGGCTCCACTGCTGCCGCTTCCGTGGGTTCCAGACGCTCCATCCAATGCGAAGAAAAGGCTTCTTCATCGTGAACGACAAAGGTGCTGCCGACTTCACGCAACGATCCGAAGAAGCCCATCTGTTTTGCCCGCACCATAAAGCCGGTGCCGCCGTCTTTCTTAACCATCATCCCCACTCCTTGCGCTGCGCGTCAGTTAAACGATCTTCGACAGCGAGTCAGGGTAGGCGCGTTCAACCGTCATTCCGTCGACGATTTGAGCGCTCAGGTTACCGGCAGTCATCGGGCCGGTGGCTACGGTGTAGTTGGCGCGGATGTATCGGCGCATCTTCGCAGGCAGCGGGATGTAGAAGCGCGAGCCAACAACAAGGCTTGCCAGCGCCAGTGGTGGAGTGGACAACACGTCAGCAAACGTGGAGTTGTCCGCCGAGTCCTGCAGGGAGATTGCCAGCGTGCCGGCACCGGCTGCGGTGAAGGTGGCGCCAACAGTCACTTCCAGGAACAACTGGGTGCCGCCGCCGAGGTCACGGCCAATGGCCGCGTTCTTGGTAGCGCCAGCGTCGATCACGTCGGTCGAAACGGCAGTAGCCGTGACTGCCTGCGCGACGGAGATTTGCAAGTAACGATCAATGATGCTCATGTTTTTTTCCCTCAATCTTGAAAAGCAAAAGGTCATGCCGCCCATTGCTGGGCGGCGCTGAATCAGACCACGCGGGCTTCGTTGGACAGAATCGCGTCCATGCGACGAATTGGGATGTCATCGAACATCACGGCTTTCTTGCCAGCCACTTCGCCCATGCTGATGAACACGTTTTTGCTGTTCTTGATCTGGCGGCGCAGGTAAGAACGGATGATGCGCGGCACGTAGAAGCGCAGTGTGCCGGTCGATTCGTTCGGAATGATCTCGAGCATCTGAGTCATGATGTCGACCAGATCCGGACCGGTGCTGGCGTCCTTCTTCAGCGCGGTCACGTCGATGTTGGCGGCGCGCACCACGAAACGCCAGTCACGCACGGTCAGGCCGGCGTCCCATTTGTAGTTGGTGCGGTAGCCTTCGTAACGACCAGGCGGGGTCTGGTTGTCGAACAGGGTTTCTTCCTTGGTTTCACCGACCTTGATGCCGCCGACGGAGCCAGCAGGGAAGATGCCGTGAACGGTGGTGTCGTCCCACGCGATCAACCACATCGACGTGTTGGTGGAACCGGTGCCGCCACAGTCAATGATGTTGTCGCCGTTCTCGGCCGACAGGCTGTTGAAGCGTGGAGCCAGGCCAGTGATGCGCTCCGGGTTGACCGCGGCGTCGCCGTAGATCAGTTGGGTGGCCATGTTCTGAGACATACCTTCAAGGAAGGCCTTGTGCTCAGACATCATGAAGCCTTCTTTGTCCTGGGAGATTGCAACCAGGGACTTGTCGATTTCGGCGTAGGTTTCCAGCATGCCGGTCTGATCGCGGATCTGCACGGTGCTCGACTTCTCAGGCTGCACACCGTAGTTCAGTTTGCGCCAGGTGCCGGATGGCAGGCCGGAGCGGATGGTGGTCTTGTGACCGGTGCCATCGTTGCCCGGCATCCATGGGATGTCCTGAAGCATTTCGTTTTGCAGGGCCAAAATCTCGATAATCATCGCGATTTTCTTCCCGGCGTCAGTACCTTCCTGGCGTTTCGCCAAGTCGGCCAGCGTCAGCGAGACGGTAGAGAGCAATGCCATGGTTTAAATCCTCTTCACTTTTTGGGGTGGTATTACTTCTGGAACAGGTGGCCAAACATGATTTCTTCGCCTCGGCGCTCGGTTCTTGCTTCCTCGCCTCCTTGCACAAAGTTATCGGGAGACATCTTAGAGCCAATTGCAACCATCATCTTGAAAAATTCAGGATGAGAGCCAACGCCAGTGTAGGCAATCAGCTGGCGAAATTCAGGTGAGCCGAACTGTTGCATAACTTTCGAGGCGATAGTAAGCGATTCGCCAAACTTCTCGCCGCCGATATCGGGCAGGTTTTTGCATTCTTCTGCCAGGCGCGAGTTGAGCGCGACGATCTGCTGTTCGGCTGCCTGCATTTGTTGTTCAGGGGTGCCGGCCAGTTTTTCCTGAATGCCCAGGAACTTTTCGAAAATCTCCTGTGCCTTGTCTTGCGGCAAGCCCAGCTCTTTGAAGATTTCGTGAATCTCCGGCATTACGGTTTCATCAAGCTCGATACCGTCCGGTGCTTTGAAAGCCTCGTAAACCTCTGGCGCGCCTTCAGCCGGCTTTTCGTCCTTCTTCTCGCCGTCCTCGCCTTCAGCCGGTTTGTCGTCGGCCTTGACGTCTGGAGGAGTTAGATCAGTGACAGCGTCTGGCTTCAGTTCGCCCAGCAGGCTGGAGCCCTCAACGCTTGCAGGGGCATCAGTTGCGGCAGGCGCCGGGGCGGCATCGGTTCCGCCACCAGAAGGAACGCCATCGGCGCCAGCTTCATCTTGCAGGTAGTGGCCCAGTCGGCCGTGAATGAACATGCTCATTTACTCTTCCCCCATTGGGTCGGTTGATAGTGCGTCTTCGCGTGCTTCGTCGGCCATCATCGCGTATTTCTCTGGCGCGTAGTTGTCGATCAGTTGCATCAGCTCAAGTCCTGCGGATCTGCGGCCTGATGAGCGGGCCATGATCAGCGCGTTATCGCTGAACCCTTCATGGAAAACACCGTACTGCTCAAGCAAATGCCACATCAGGGTGCGGCCAGAACGGCTGCCCATCATGTACTGGGTGCCGCGCTTTATGCGATTGGCTGCGAGTTTACTGGCAGCGGCCTCTTCGTTCAAAATTTGCTCATCATCCATCAGGTCGAAGCTCCGGTGATGGCGCTCAGCGCGGTGTCTCCGCCAGTTGGTGTTTCGGAAAGAGTCTTGGCGCTATTTGCCAGAGCCTGGCCTTGCTCCATAGCCATCTGCTGTTGCTGTGCCTGGGCTCGCTGCTGTCGAATGGCGGCCACTTCGTCGTCTCCACGAAGGATGGTCGGTGGTGCACCGATCGCGTCGTAGTATTCGTCCTGCGCTGCGTCCGGGTTGAACTTGTCAGCCGCATCCGTAAAGCCTGCACCGACCAACATGCCGGTGAACTCCGCGGCGCGCTGGATCGAAGACGTGGCGACTGATTTCTGAGCCTGGGCCAGAACGCTGACATAGCTGACGTCAAGAGACATGTCCTGCAACTCTTCAGGTGGGATCGGCAGCAATGGCTCGCCGGGCAACAGGCCCATCCAGCGTGGGCGCGACTGCTCGACCATGGCGTCAAAGGTCAGGGTGATCACGCGGTCAAGCAACTCCTTCTCGTTGCGCTCGATTACCGGGCCGATCATGGCAATCTTCTCTTCTTTCAGCTGAGCGACCTCATACGCTGTCATCGTTGAGTCACTCTGGGTGATCATCAGGAACAAATCTTCAGAAAACGCCTCGCCAATGTCGCGTTCACATTCGGTGATCTCGGCGCGCAGGTTGCCAATGGCGTTCGGGTCCGGCACATAGGTCGGCTGCATGGCCATGCCAATCAGGTTGTCGGGCACCCAGTTGATGCCGCCTGGCACGATCGATCCGCCGCCCAACCCCTTGAGGCTGACCGGTGCTGTGCGGTTTGGGTTGGCCAGGTGCGAGATCAGTCGCATCTTGTCAGATTCCAGCTTCTGCAGCTCGCGGGACTTCGGCAAAGCAATGATGCCCGGGCCGGTGCCGTAGACGTTGTTTCCCGTCACCAGCCATCGAGGTGTCGCCATCGGGAATTGGCGGAAGCCGCTGCGACGAAGAATGCCGCAGTTCTCGCCGCTTGAATTGGATTCCCAATAGGTCGATTTGTACGGCATCGACAGATTGTCCATGTAGCGCATATCGGCATCAGGGTTGGGCTCAATCAGGTGATGCACCGTCACCCGGGCGATGTCGCCTCGCTCAGCTGCCTGCTTGGTTTGCGCCGACAGATTGTCCATGCCGAACTTCTGCGCCATCTGCCGTGGCGTCATCTGCTCGCAACGATAGAAGGTGTCCACGTCGCCTTCGTCGTTGGTGTCCAGGCAGTAACTGCCGCACGGGAAATGCGTGAAGCGGATCACGTCTTCCTTGTGAGGAATGCAGGACATCGCCGCAGTGCCATATACGCCTTGCGAGTTGTAGACCTGCTCAAGCGTTTCATAGAGATTGGTCTTGGCCAGGGTGATGCGGATGGCGTTCTGCACGGCGTAGAGCCAGCGGCGCACCGGCATGGTGTCCTTGGCGTCCTTGGGGCGGACCACTTCGAACCACGGGCGCGACTTGCTGGACATGCCGCTGGACATGCCGGCAGACAGGCGTTCACTGGAACGAATCGGTTTGGGGTTGTTGATTTTCTGGTCGCGGCGCTCGCCAGAGTTGGTGGTGTCACCTTCGAACTGGGCTGAGTAAGGGGAGATATAGGCGCGCAGGTCGCGATAGATCGCCGTCCACGATTTATCCCGCTCGTTCTTCAGCGCTGCCGCCTTCTTTTGCAGGCGCTCCAGTTCGTTGTAGTTGTGCTTCTTGCCTTTATCGTCCATCAGGTTCAGCTCCCGAGAAGGCTTTTCATCGAAGTGGTCGCGGGAGCCGACAGGCCGCTTGACCCGGTCAGGATCGTGCCCGATAACCCAGCAGCGGCGAGCTGGCGTTTCTTCTGCGCCTCTCGGGCGGCCATGGTGTCGTCGCTCACGGCCACCGGAACCGACTCAGGGGTGACGGAACCAGCTGCTTTTGCCGCATCCTTGGCGGCTTTCTCGGCTTTTTCAGTTGGGGATAATGCTCGGTCTGAACCGTAAAGCGTATCGCCCATAGGGTCAGGCAGCCCCATCTGCTTACCAAACTGGTGGCCGAGGTCGAACTTCGCGACAACCTTTCTGATTTTCTTGCTCATATCTCAGTCTCCAAGTAGGGCATAAACGAAAAGATCACTTCCGTCAGGGGCGCCGCGTTGCATGGTCGATTCGTATCGGTATCCGATTGCACGCAAGAATACCTGACTTGTACGGTCGTTGACGTCGCTGGTTGCCTGTACACGGTGTAATTTGTCGCTGAGCATCAGTTCGTCGATGCGCGCCCGCATGGCCAGGGCTAGGGCTTTGCCGCAGCCTTTGGCCAGTTCACGGTTCACCAGGGCGCAGGCATCGGCCACGCCATCCCATACTGGCGTGTAAAACGTCACAGCGACCAGCAGGCCTTCGAGGTAGTAGCTGGTCATGCCGCGGCCCGACGATTCAATCTCGCGCAGCCAGAAGCCAAAAGGATCAGCCTCGGCCACAGGGATCAGTGCGCCGTCGCCTTGGCGATATGGCTTTACCTCGATGGCATCAGTTTGCATATGGGTCGAACTCCGTCTGCACGCCGTCGCTGTTGGTGCCAACCTTGTATTCCCGGCGCATGATCGGCATGGCAAAGGATAGACACAGCGCGTCGGCATCGTCTGGGCTCATGCCGAGGCGCTTCTTGATGTCCTTCTTTTTCTCCAGATGGACGATTTCCTTGGCGTCTGTGTTGTAATTTGGCGCGGTCAATTCTCGTTCAAGTTCTGGATCGTCTTCGATGGCCAGGCCGGCTCGCAATGCCTCGCGCATCTGCCACCACATGTAGGTTCGCATGTTCAAGAATTTTGGATCTGGCGAAGCGCTGCCAAAGTTGATATCGATCACGGTGGCGTTCGGGCGCAGTTTGCGAATCTGATCAGCTACCGGGCCGCCGACACCAGTGCTGTCGACAAACACGGCGTCCGGGTTGTGTTCGTCGATAAGCGTGCATACCTTCATCGCGAACTTGGTGGTGTCGCGGGTTTCGCTGCCGGGAATCTTCAGCTTCTTGATCGACCTGGCGTCCATGCCTCGCCGGAACCGGATAACGTTGTTGTCGGCGCCCCCACGGGCAATGTCGATCGACATCGCCAGGCCGTCGTGCATGGTGCTGTAGACCTTGCGTTTGCGCGCCTCGGCCACCCAATCCTGCGGGATAAGTTGCAATTCGGAAGCCCTCGGGAACTCTCCGCGCACGCGGATACGAAAGAAGTCGGAATCCTCGCCATAGTCTTCAAGCCACTTGGCGATCTCCTTTTTGTTGGTTCCTTCGACGGTCCTGCTGTCGATCTGACGGTGAAGCCATCGGTGAGCGTAGCGGGTGAAGCACTCGACAAAGCGCCCGGTGTTTAGGGTTGGATTGCCGAAAACGATCCAAATGATTTCCGTGTTTTCGTCGGTCATGGCGCCTTCTGCCACTTCCCAAACCTTGTCGGCGATGCCTGATGCTTCGTCGAAAATAAGGATGATGCGCTTGCCTTCGTTGTGAAGGCCGGCGAAGGCTTCGGTGTTGTGTTCGCTCCAGGGAATAGCGTCAGCACGCCATAACTTGCGGTGCATCTGATCGTTCGAAACAACACTTGTGGCGTTAGTGGTGAACCAGTCGCTGACTATGGATAGGTTTCGCCATTTTGTAACCTCTGGCCATGTCTTCGTCTGTAACTGAGTGTCGGTTGTGGCGGTAACGACAATCTTGCAATCACTGCATGTCGAAAGGCCCCAGTCTATGATCATGCTAATCAGGGCTGATTTCCCTATGCCGTGCCCTGAGGCAACAGCGACTCGCAAAGGCTGAAAGCGTGTTTCCGGGTTTTGCAGGTGACTTCCGATATCACCAAGGATGTTTTTCTGCCACTCGCGCGGGCCGGTCTTGTTGTGCAGATCTGTTCCGGCCGTCCCCCATGGATAGGCGTAATGGGCAAAGCCTAGCGGGTCTTTGTCGAACTCGGCGATATCCAGCAATATCGCTTCTTCAAGTTGGGCCGTAGTCAGATCCACAGCAGCGCTCATTCGGCGGCCTCGTTTCGGCGCTTGCGAGCGGCAGTTAGTCGATCAGCCAAGCTGCCGGCATCTTCCTCAATGACACGATCGGCGAACGCGCCAACCTCGACGTGTTTGCCCAGCAGCTCAAGGTTTTTCAGGCGGTCAATCCACTTGATCTTCTTCAATACGCCCATGACCTTTTTGGCGTCGCCTTCGCTTTCGAACAGGTCTGCGATTTCGACTCCATTGAGAGACTGCCGCCATATCTTCGGCCACTCGCTCAGCGACTTCAGAGACATGTCGTCGTTGAGGATGTCGATGATGTCCATCTGGTCCATGTCGTAGAGCCGGCGCAGCACATAATCGGAATCGACCTGCAGACGCTCGTTGCGCTCCTTGGCCAGCTTTGCGATGTAGGCCTGGCACAGAGGGTCATTGATCAGGCGGTAAGCCGTGGCGCCTGAGCTGCGGGCGGAATAGCCGGCCTTCCTGGCAGCCAGCGCGCCATTCAGCCCATTGTCAGAAATGTAGTACTCACAGAAAAGCCGGGGCTTGCCTGTTGGCTCCCCGTCTTCATTTTTCTTTTTGCGTTTCGGTAGTTCGTATGCCATCCCCATTTCCCTAAATTATGCGCTGACCAGAACGCCGTCCCATGGCCCCTTCAATACCTTCCGGAAGTCGAACGAGTTGCCAATGGTAGCGGCGTTGGTGCCAAGGTTGGTATATCGCACCACGTAGCTGGTGTTCGGCTTCAAGTACAGCCGGCTGTCGTCGCCTGGAACGCTGACTGATGCCTGGCCGGTTCCTGTGCTGGCGCGAAAGGTTCCCGCCGTAATCACAGTGGTCAATGCGTCAGGTGTAACGCCCTGCATTACGGTAGCCGGTACGGCATGTTGACTGGCGAAGCGCCTATTCAGAATGCGAGCGGTGAGCCCGGCGCTGTAGGTTGCCTCGAACAACTCGACCTGAAGGATTGCTTCACTGCTGCTGTAGGCGCGCTGTAAGACGGCGATCTCTTCGGCGCCAGTTGTGATGCCGGTATAGGCCACGTCAGCGGCGGCAATGCCGGTGAAGCCAAGCTCTGCACGAAATACCAAGCCTTGGGCCACAACAAATTCATCGAACGTCATCAGAGGAATTGGCATTATCGCTTCTCCTTGTGTGGGCACGTAGCGCAGCGGATATGGTTGATCATACAGATTCGGAGTCTGGGCCAGATTGTCTTCATCCACCAGTGGCGGAAGCTGACGGCTGCGAATGAGCAGTAGAGGACCGCATCGGCTACCTGAGAATTTGGGCGGCTCAACTCGCCAAGGGCGGCGAGAACCAAAAATAGGTATAGGAATTTGCCAACTATCCCGTCACTTACGCGGCGTGATAGCAGGCACCAGAAGGCATGGATCGTGATTACAACGACGGCATAAACGCCAATGCTGACCATTAGTTACCACCTCCAAATCGGGATTTGATGAGGGCAACCAGGTCGATGGACTTGACCGCCCTTATACCGGCGGAGAGCAAAGAACCTCCGAACGCTCCCAATAGGAACCCAACACTGCCGGCCAGTTCCGGGATGATGCTCCACTTGTACACGGCCAGCGGAGTCGCGAAATATGAGCAGGCCACGCCGCAGAAAAGGAAAAACAGCTTTCCCTGCCAGGTCGTCAGCTCCTTCTCAATGGGAAGGACAACGATAGCCCCCACAAGTCCGGCGAGCGCCAGCTTCGTATCGTCCCACATGCTCATTGGGCGCATACCTCGATGATCTTATGTTGATTTTGGTATGCGGCCATGCGGCCTCCTGATCAATTTTGAACCGCCAGATGTGCAAAGGCCCAAGGTTTTAAGCTCGGGCCTCTGCACATCCACTGGCGCAATGGGGGAACGCCCGGCTGGGATGGGCGAACTATAGTGGCAGTTCAATTGCCCGGTCAAATATTGCGCAACAACTCTCAGAAATTGTCAGGTGATTGCCGCCATCGCTCGGAAGTTTGTCGACGTACCGGCAAGCCCGGCGGCAGCGTTAACCCAGCCTGGAACCCCAGCGGCGGAAGGCGTGCTGTTGAGCACGACATGCCCCAGCACATAGAAACCACCGTCCGTAGGCGCAGCGGTAGCGTAATGCTCCGATACCGACTGTAAAAGAAATTCCGTTCCAGCCACGTAGGGCTGTATGCGCAGGAACGTCGCGATGCCGCCGCTGGGTATCGTCAAGTCCTTGCCCGTGCCAGTGACGATGTTTCCACCGCTGGAGTTTTTGATGGTGACCGGGCCGGACGCTGCGCGCAGCACCAGGGTTTGTCCTGGCAGCAGATTACTGGTGATGGTGGAAAGCCTTATGGTCTTGTCCGCATTCGGCGCTACGGTGCCGAACCGATGGCTGCCCATGTCGATTACACCCGAAGCGTCCATAGCCGGTGATTTTTGTGCCAGGGTCGGAAGAACTACGGTCCCATTAGCAGACGCTCTCAAGCTTCCGAGGAAGTTGAAGCCGTTGCACTCGTTGGCGCCTGACGACAGGTCAGAAACGAAGTGGTCAAATGCTCCTTCGACCGCATTACCTACACCCCAATCAATCTGTCCGCTCGCGCCAAGGGAAACGATATATCCGCTGCCAGCCGCGCCACCTCCAGTTGTGCCGATGCCGGCGTTGGCGAAGTGGTTGTTGGTCACGCTGATGTTGCCGTCGCCGTCTTTGGTTACCGCCTGAGCCAGCGTCTCAAACCAGCACCCATCGATCTTGGTGTTGCGGGCTGGGCCGGTAGACCAAAGCCCCTTTACTGCGCGCTGGAATGAAAACCCATCGGTGAAGCTGATGCCGTGTCCTGCCCGGTTTGCGTTGCCTACGCCTGAAACGTCCGATGTGCTCTCACCATTAATCCCGTTATAGGCTGTCGTTGATGGATCTGGGTCAACCGCAATCTTGACGCTGTAGAGCGCACGTTTGGGGGTTGCGGCGCTGATAGCTTCGGCGTGGCCGTTGCGAACCGTAATCTGTCCGTGCTGGCCAGTAAACAACATAGCTTCGCCACCATCTTGAACCACCACTTGGACGCCCGAGTAATCGACCCACTGGTTCGGGCGTCTGGAGTTGGCATGCGTATAACCGCCACGGGACCAGATGCCTTTTGTAAAGCTCCAGAAGCAGACATCCTGAAGATTGGAATGCCAGAAGCCCCCCTGCACGTTGCCGACGTCATACTGCGCGTGACAGTAGAAGCCCCACTGCGCCGAGTTGACTGGGGTTCCGCCATACACCGCCGTGGCCGACGCGCAGAAATTCAACCCGGTGATGTGGGCTCCCTGAATGGCGCCTGGTGCAAGCTCAAGCATTCCGTAGGGAAATCCGTTGCCTGGGTCGAATGCCAGCGCAGTGATGAATGTGTTTCGCGAGCCCATGCCACGCAGTGAAATTCCGCTGTAGTGGTAGATGCGCGTTACCGGGTAAACGCCAGCCGGAAACTCAACCCCGTAGCCGCCATACGACACAGCAGACAGTTCAACTGCTTTTGCCTGAGCCCCAGCGATAGCTGGCGTCCAATCCCATGTCTCGGGATCTTGTGGATCAGGCTTTGACGTGATCAGGTGTCTGTATTCCCAAACGTTTACCCAAGTTGTTCCGATCGCCGCCGCGACAGTATTAGGGGATGTCTGAGCCATAGCTTCACGGGTCACTCCGACTCGCTCCGCGCCATTGTTGGCGAGCGCCGCGATTGCAACTTCGGAGAAAATAGTTTCTGACCCGTCGTTATCTTTGATGCCGACAATGTCGCCGGTTACCTCATCGAACAGAAACGGGGTGCCTTGCTTCGCCACGGCCATGATGTCTTTCCTCTGAATTGCATGCGTAACGCCGGAGATAAACCACAGCCTCCCCGATTGGTTGCTGGAATCTTAGAGCAACGGGCAAAAAAAATCCCGGCAGTGTGAGTGCCGGGATTTTCTATCTGTACTTCAGGTATTGGTTTATGCGGCGGAACCGCTATCCCAGTCCGGGACTCCGAACGGTGCCGCACTGGACAGGCCGAAGTGGTTGCTCAACGCGATCAGGTTCGAAGCAGGCGTATCGCCATTGGTCTCGCTACCCTGTCGCCACTGACTGAGTGTCAGTTCATGCTTGGTCAGCTTGGCGCCGTACTGGCCGATTTCTTGGGTGGCGGCAACCGCGTATTCGATCCGCTCAATGGCCATTGCCGAGAACGAGAAACACGCAGCCAAAGCTAGGCCCAGGTAACTTGCAAAACGTTTGATCATCATCCTTTGGATCTCCATTGCAATGGGGGGTTGGTTCCGCGCGTGCGGGCTGGTGGCAGCTGTTCGCCACGTCGCTTGGCGCTGGTTGATGGGGTAAATCTATCAGCTATTCAAAACTTTTCAAATGCCCAGCCGCCGCCGGCCTTCTTGGTCTTGGCGGTAACGGCGATGATCTGGAAAGGGTACAGGCTTGCCGCAACTTTGGTTTTCACTCTGGCATCATCGGTCCAGAAGCCCTTCACTTCGTGCAGCTCCATTGCGCCATCGGCGAGCATGACGGCGAAGTCCGGGGTGTAGAACGTGTTGTCAGCAAGGCGCAGCTTGACGCCTTCGAACTTGAACCACGCCACAATCCCAAGGTGCTTCTGGTTTTCCAGATGATTCTGGTATGCCGTCTCGGTCTTGTTCATTTCCCCCGTTTTGAGCCGGCCAAGAGCCTGAAGCGATCGATTCATTCGCCTTGTTCCTTTTCCAGTTCGGCGCTGGTGGCCGCGAACTCACACGAAATAAGGGTGAGCGCCAGAAAGGCATCGCCTGCGCCTTCGCTGAGGATGTCTCGGATGTCTTCGGCGTAGATGTAGACCTGCGTTTGACGCTCTTCAGGGAGTGCCGCAATCACGTCCTGAATCGACAATAGCGCTTCATGCTGCGGGGTTATTTTCTGGGCCATGCTGATTATCCTGTTGTGGCCTGCTCGATGCTGGCTCAATTTTGAATTCTGCTTTCGGCCAGATCAGCGCAGCGTCATGCCGCGCCTCGGCCTCTGTGCATTCGTCGCCGCCCATTGAAAAAGGCGGGTATCCCGGCACCGTGAGGCGCCAGGATTTGTGGCGGTCAGGCTTCAACTGGACCGGCAGCCGGTGTGGACAGCGTTAGGATCTGCTGTAGCGCTTCACCGTCATCATCAGCAGGAGCAGTTTCAAGCAGGCCGAAAGCGATCGTATTGATCTGCTCCATCCGCTCGCGCAGCAGAGCCAGGTTTTCAGCCATGATGCCAGCGCTCTTTTGCAGGCTGGTCAACTCCAGCTGAAGCGCTTCATTTTCCTGGCGCAAGGCATCCTCTGTGCTTCCGACTGAGGTGGCCGGCAGGATATCGACAATCAGCTGATTGATCTTCGCGCTGGCGGCGGTGCTGCCGATCTGGCTGGCAGCGCGGGCAAGGGTTTCAATCAGGTATGCGGTTTCTTGAGTGACGCTCATAGCGGTATTCCCCGTTTGTTATTCCGTTATTGAATATTCATTTCCAGCCGGGCGGCTGCGTGATTCTTCAGGAACTTGGTTTTCAGCGCCTGCTTCTGGTCGGCGTCGCCTCGGGTGTATGCGCCTGGGCGCCAAGTGCGCAGGTACAGATCGAACGCGTCGTCCGCATCACTGATGCTCGGCATCTTCAGCGGATCGGACCACAACAGCAGGCGGGCAAAGCAGGCGGCCAGCACGTCGTTCTGTTCGATGGCATTCCAGCAGGTAATAGCGGCCGGCGTCACGTCCATCTTGAGGCAGATGTCGGCGATGAAATCGCTGGTGCTGTCATGGTTCAGCACGCCTTTCACGCCGCCGCCCAGCTCCATCTGCCAAAGGCTGCGGGCCGGCCCTTTGGCTGTGCGCGGGCCAACGATGTTTTCCGGCTTGGTCGTCTTGGTGCGCTTGACTACTTGATAGCGGCGCTCTTCAGGATCTTCCTGCTTCTGGATGACCAGCATCATCAGGCGTGCGCCGATGGTGTCCATGGTTGGCAGGTGCTCGGTCAGGGCGGTGCGGATTGCTGCGAGAACGATGGCGCTCACGGTATCACCTCAAAAATTGGTTCTTGGTGGAATACGTCAACTGCGGGCTTCCGATTGTTGCTTTTCCTGTCAGGCTTCAAGTCGTCTGGCAGGTAATCTCCAAACAGCCAAACCATATTGGTCTTAACATGCGGCAGGACTATCGGGCGCATGCGCTTCACTAAGCACGGGTAATAAATATTCCATGCGACGCCGAGACTCATTGTCGGGTTAACCTTGCTCGGCTGTTTCCAGTCGATGATCGCGGCCTTGGCGTTGTCGAACATTTGCGCCAATTGTTCTTCGGTGATTGTTTCGGCGATGCGTCTTGCATCGGTCTTATTCATGGCTTGATTCCTTTGTGCCAGGTCTGCCACTCAATCAGCAGATTGCGGTTCTGGCGTGCGCATTGGTTGTTGTGGGTGACGGTGCCTATGTCGTCGGTGTCGTCCGGGTCAGTTCCTACCGGCAGGTAAAAGCACGGGGGCGCCAGCAGGCGCTGATCCGGTTTCGCTGGCTTCGGGCACTGTTTGATCGGTCCCGAATAGGCTTTCGTTGTAGAGCTGCAGCCAGTCATCAGAAAGCTTGCAAGAGCGATCACGCCAGCGGTCGCGATACTGGATAACCTTCTTTTCCACATAAACGGTTTCCTTCTGGTGCGCTTCCTGTTGTTCGTCAAGGCGCTGGGTTGATTGTTCGGTTGTGGCGTTATTCCTCGCTTCGGTAGCCATTCCCTCCTCGAACTGAGCCTGCGCCGTTTCCTCCTGCTCGCCTTGGTAGGCCGCCATTGCCGACTCGCAGCGCCAGCCGCGTGCTATCCATCCAGCCGCAGCGCAGCCCAGTAGCACGGCAAGGATTGCCGCGGCCACCGCCAGGTACTTCGCTACCGGGTTCATTTCTCGACCGCCAGCAGGTTCAGCAGAGCCTTGCGCTTGTCACCGGTCAGCCGACGGAAAGCCTCAAGGGCGCGGATCTCTTCAGCGCTTTGCGCCAGCGGGCCAGAGTTCGGGACATGCGTTGCGTCGTCGATCAGCTTTTCCAGGGCGAGGACAATCTCTGAATTCATGCTGCGGTGATTGGTGCGCGCGATGGCCGCGACCTGTTCGCGCACACCGTCTGGCAGTCGGACAACAAACTTATCTGCGATACGGGATTCACCGTTGAACATGTTGAACCTCTTCCTGTTGTGGATCGTTAAATGCGAAGCCGTGGCGCGCTGCGATCTGCTCGACTTCGGTCCGGCTGATGCCAAGCATGTTGGCTATTCGGCTGGCCGGTAGAGCTTCAGCCAGAGCCTTGATGCGTTCGGCGATATGGTTGTCACGCAAGGCCGAAGCCCTGCGCAGGTGTTTCATCGGGTTGAAGTTGGCAGCTGGCATAGCTAGACCCCCTCAGTTCCTTTTCCAATCAGCAGGGTGCGCAGACCTTCATCGTCCGGCGCACTGATCACGCCGTTTTCGGCAAGGGCCAGGATGATTTCGGTAACGCCTCTGCGCTTAACGCCGGCAGCTTCCTGAATGGCCTTGGCACTGATAGCGCCGCCATTCATCACATGGTCATAGGCACGCTCGTAAGGCGTAGGCTCTCGGTCTTGAAGGGTCATATCTGTAAATCCCATTTTGTGATTTGACTGGCTGCCAGTATCTTTGCCATCACAACGACAGTCAACTACTTCGCCAGCATTATTTTCATGCTTGCCATCATCTAGATGAGTGTCTTGGTCAGCTCAAGCAGCTCGGCTTCGGTGCCGAACGCTTCGATGAAAGCGTTTTTCGATCCGTGGATGCTGGGCACTGAGAGCCCGGCGGTTCCGCGGTGGTGGGCTGGGCAAAGTGGCAACGCGTCGAAGTGGCTAGACTTTCGCCCCATGCCAGTGCCAGCGCGGATATGGTGGATTTCACAGGGTGCTTCAGGGAAGCCAAGTAAATGGCAGCAAATGCATCCGAAAGATGAAAGTCTGCCAAGGTGCATCCTTTCTGATTTATTTTTCGACATGAGTCCATGTCCTCCCATTTTTTATTGCGCTGATGCAGGATTGCGATACACCAAAAAATGCGGCTATTGATCTGTTTGTAGCGCCGGATTCGATAAGTAGCTTTATTTCTTTAACCGATTCATCGGTCAATTTAGATTGAGCGTTATCGTTTCCTTTGTGCCATTTCCCGCGATTGGCATCGGACATGTCCTTCATGTTCTGTAGCTGGTCGCCGACGTACAGATGATCAGGGTTGATGCAGGGTCTGTTATTGCATTTATGGTTTATCTGCATGCCTTCAGGTATATCTCCCTTGAAAACCATCCAAGATGCCCTGTGCGCTTGCTCAAGCCTTCCATTTAATCCTGCAACGCCGTAACCATTTTTCCTAAACTTTGACCATTCCCAGCATCCAGTCGCGCTAATCTCTACGGATGACATAAGCCTAGATCTGTCATCGCCTATGATGACCTTCGTGGCATGTATGTCTCCGTATCTAATTAATCGGGTGTAGTGTTTTGCGCAGAGTCCTTTAGCCTTTGTTGGCGAACCGCACCCAGGTGCAGAGCAAGGCATTGCCTGATATGGGTCGGCCGTTGTGCCTGACGACCTAATCCGCTGGTAATGCTTCTTGCATAACCCCTTTGCGTAATTCGACTTTCCGCACCCCTTTACACTGCACTCGCTCATAATTTGCCCTGACCTAGCTAGCTGTTCGGACATCTTAGCGCAGCTGCAAATCTGTGCAATACGTAAATTACAGCGCGGCGACTTTGTTCAGATGAAGCTTTTCGGCCTTGGTCATCAGTAGCGCCCATCCCAGTGATCTTTCTGCGTCCATTTCACATCATGCTCAGCGCCGAACGCCTGAACCCATTCGATCAGCTCGGCGCACTTCTTCATACTGAGCTTGCTGGTGGGTTCGTAAAGTACATCCACGCCCTTGCCGTCGATGGCCGGGATCATCTGAATCGATTCCCCGCGCTCGCGCAGCCAAGCTGCCGTGCAGAGACGCTTCCAGATGGTCACGTCCCACTTCATACCGGCGTGTTCAACTTGGCGGGCGATATCGGCCAAACAAGCGTGTAACTTCTTGTTCTGCTCGGCGCTGCGGTCCTCACCGGTGACAACGACCTTCTTCGGCTTCGACAGATCCAAGCCGGTCAGGTATCCGATCAGGCGTGCACGGTCGGCATCTGTGGCCAGCTTGAAGTCCATTGTCAGATCCCCAGCACGCGGTTCATGCGGTCTTCAAGGATCTCGTAGAAGGTCTTCACCCGCTCGGACATCTTGCGGATCATCGCCTCGTCGCGATACATACGCTTGATGAACAGCGGCATGCCTGGGCAATAGCTGATGAAGTCGATCCACTCGCGATCCGAAAGCCACAGGCCGCCCTGGCATTGCGCGACATGTTCATTCGGGACGGCATCGGAAAGGATGATGTCGACCTGAAACTTCGGCAGCTTGGTTTTGATCTCATTCAGGCCCTCAGCGCCAACCAATGAATCCGGGCTGTAGCCACACCCGTGGTTGAGGATGATCGCCACTTGATCACATTCCAAGTCGGTTTGTGCCAGGTACAGGGCGCGGGCCTTCGGTTCCAGTTCATGGCCGCGCTCGGTGTGCTTGTTGCCTTCAAACGCATCAGCCGATTCGCCGGTGATGCGCTCGCCGATTAAGATGTTCATGTAGGTGATGGCGCCAGCCCCAAAGCCGGCGATGCCTTTTCCATCCACCAGCAGGCTCTGGATCTCGGACATAGTGACAATGCCGGCGCGCAGTGCGTGCCACTCGGCGGATCCTTGTTCCAGGTCGCGGATGATCCTAGGGATGCTCATTTGGCATCTCCTTGCTGCGCCGACTTAGCGGCCTTGGAGATTGAGTTGTTCAGGCCAGCGACTACGCCGTCAAATGCCGACTTCGCGATCTGGCCCGGGTCGCCATACATCTTTTCGAAGTTGGCGTGGACGGCCTCGCTGCACTTGTCCAGAAGCCCCTGGACCTGACGGGCCTGCGCTGGCGTGATCAGCGGATCGATCTGCTCCTTGTACCCATCGTTGTCATTGTCGTCGCCGCTGGTGATGTTCAGAAGGGCGCACATGACGTACCGCTTGCCGTAGGTGGTGGTAGATCCAACTTCCTGCACAGCGCTGCGCTGGGCGCCTTTATCAAGGGGTAAAATCATTTCGGTTTCTTCGCGGTGACCGGCTTTATGCATCAGAATCCCGATGATCTTTACGGCGCCGTCGTTGTTTTTTACCTTGAAAGACACGCCAAAACCGAACTTGGCCATGACCGGGCGCACCGCATAATTGATGTCGTCCAGGTCGGCATACATCTTTTTCGTGTGCGTGTTCTGCGTGCGCTTCTCGACCGAAGGCATTTCGCATTGCATTTCAGCGAACGCTGCGTTGAAGGCTTCGAGCGCGCTCTTTGCTTCCATACGTTCTTGCAGCGCCATCAGACGCTCCAGCTTTTCCATGTCGCAGCGTGGGTCGAGGGCGAGCCGGCTGATGGTAGCCAGCATGCTGACCTCTTGGCCTTGATGCTGGATGGCTACAGCCTGATGCCGCTCTTCCGGCATGATGATTTCTTGTGACATGTTCAAGGCCTTAGAAGTTGATGGTGACGTTCGGGACTTCGCCGCGGGCAATCTTCAGAACGATCGCCTTGGCCAGTTCTTCGCTGATGTTCATGCCGACGAATGCCTCTTTGGCGGCCTTGAGCACCTTGCTTTTGTGTGCGGTGTCGGCCAGGCGCAGTGCGGATTGACGATCCTGCTCGGCCTTCTCGTCGGCCTGGCGCTGGCGTTCGGCTTGCGCGGCCTGTTCAGCCCGTGCCGCTGAATCTCGCTCGGCCTGCTCGGCGCGCTGGTTGGCTTCCAGCTTCTCGCGTTCGGCCTTTTCGGCTTGCAGCTTCAGGCCCTGCTCGCGACGTTCGGCGGCGGCTTGTTCATCCTTAACGCGCTTGGCTTCAGCATCACGTTCACGCTGAGCCTTCTCTTCAGCTTCGCGGGTGGCCTGCTCGGCGGCTTCGCGGGCAATACGTTCTTCACGGTCTTTCTGCTCGCGCGCTTCAGCCTCGGCGCGATGCTTGGCCAGCTCAGCCTGATCGGCTTCGAACTTCTCACGCTTTGCCAGTTGCGCGGCCAGCGATTCAACGGCAGCAGCCTTGGCGCGATGGGCTTCAGCTTCGAACTCTTCCCAATTTTCGCCGACAATAAAGCCTTGCACCTTTTCCAGCGTGGCTTTCAGCTCCGCCGAATCCAGGTCGGCATTCTCGGTGGCGCGCAGCTTGAACCAGTCGATGCCATTTTGCAGCTTGGCCACGCGCGCGGCCTCGGCATCCTCCCAGTCGTCAAGAGGCTTACGCACCTCGTCCTTCCAGGTATCGAGCAAATCGCGCATACGCTTGCGCTCGGCGTCGATCAGCTTCGGGACTTCCTTCAGATCTGCCACCAGCTTCTTGCCGACATCGTCCAGCGCGGTCTTGGAGCGGGCAACCTTGTGCGCAATCGAAGCAATCGCATCGCGCCCTTTTTTTGTGGTGATATCAGGAATGAATCCGTCGATCTCTGCGCGGATCTGCGCCAGGTACGGATCAAGGCCTTGCGCAGCACTGAACACGGCCAGAGCGTTTTCCTTGGTTGGAACTGTTGCGATTTCGGTCTTGCTGGTCATTCGATAATCCCCATTATCAGGCGCCGGGTTGGCGCTGCGTTGCCACTATAATTGCCACCACAAATGATGGCAATTGTTTTATTCGATTCCGGCAGAAAAAACGTCGTGCATGGTGCGGCTCATGGTTTCGATGGCGCGCTTGAACAGCATCACGCGGTCGATGGCCCTGGCCCAGCGCTGGCGCTCGATGATTTCGAATAACTCAAGGTCGCCGCGCTTGCAGGAGAGCACGTAGTAGTTTTCTCGCTGGGTACATTCCCAGGTAATCACCTGGGCCTTCTTGTTCATTGATTCAGCTCCTTGACCTTGTCGACCAGCGCTTCAGCTGCCAGTTCTGCGGCGGTGTAATAATTGGCTCCATTTGTTAGGTCTGCATGTTTGGCTGCGCGGCTGATCAGATAACGCAAATCGTCGGCAGACGGCAGCACCACCGATACCGGCGCGGGCTGCGAGGCATAGAGCGGCGAACGATCTTCGAGCATTGGCGGATTCTTCTTTCCCCAAAGAGTGCCAGACCACAGAGCGCCATCGGCTATTTCTGCAAGATTGGAGTTAGCAGCCCACGCCACCGGCTCACCCTGCCCACCCTTCAGCCGCTCGATTTCGGCACTTAGGCTGGCAACTTCATTTCGAGCCTCATCCCCTGCCTGCGCCTCGACAGATGCACCCCATTGAAAATCCTTAAGCTCCACCGTCAGCTTGGCGATTGTCTCGCGCCGTTCGAAGTCCAGATTGATCGCCCGGTTAAGCTTCGATTCAAGCTGGGCGATGGTGGCTTGCAGTTCGGTGGGTTTTAGGGCGGCGCGCAACCTTCTTGACTGGGCTTCCCTCACATAATTTCTTACGCTCGTGGCTAGATCTGGCCTGGTGAATTGCATAATTCCTGAGCAGTTCAAGGATTCGAGCAAGCTTTCGCTGTTTTCCAGCAGCTTGGCCAGCTCCGCATTCCGCTGCTCGGCGGCGGTCAGGCGCTCACCCAGCTCTTCAGTTTTCAAGTAGAGATTGCTAATCAGTAGCTGAACTTCGGCAGCCGATTTGGCATAAATTTCCTCGCCCATGCCATCAAGCCCCGGCACAACATCCATCATGATGTTTGTCACGCTGCGTTCTTGCGACGTGGCCAGCTCTTCCCGCAGCGCAGCCAGTTCGGATTGGGCGGCGATAAGCTCTCTTGTATGTGAAAGCTCATAAAGCGTACCGCCATGATCATTGATCTGGGTTAAGGCATCCTCTTTATGCCAGCACATTGACGACTGGTCAGGGTCCTCGCAATCGGCCCAGTAAACAAACGGTATAGTCTTCACTTCACTCATCTCAAACCTCCTGCAAATAGATCGATGCCAGCCCGAAGAGGGCGGCGGGGCTATGCTTCCAGGCTCGCATTGATCCCGTCCCGCTGCCGAACTTTCGCCTTGTGAATCACCCGGCAGATCACCGCCGCGAGAACGATTGACGCGAGCGGCCAGCAAGCGGCTGCGTAGAGTAGGTATGTCATGGCACTTGATCCTCTTGGACCATACGCCATGCGCTTTCGTCTTCCTCTTGGTTCATCGGGTTCCCAGGGTGAGTACAGTGCGAGCAAGGAGCGCAGCCGGTATGACAGGAGCAGCCTCGACCGTATTCGATGAAGTCTGCGCGCTCTGCGTCGGCCTCTTCGGTCAATATGCGAACCATCACCGGCGACGGCTTGGCCAGATCATCAACCCATTCTTCAAATTTTTTCACCGTTCAATCCTCATCACTCGGCCCCGCATACGCCTTCTGGCAGCGCGGGCAATATCCACGGTTTCGTTTCCACTCAGCCGAATAGGCGCTCTTGTGGCACTCGGTACAGCGGACCATTACGAGGTCTTCGGGAGGATCAAGTGGCGGACCTCCGACGTAGACCTGGTTTCTCGATTTCACATCCACCCCCTTGAGTGCGCAAACAGCACCGCAAGTACCAGGGCGGCCGTTATGGCCAGTTCTGACCAGTGCGGCATGTCTGCGCCTGGAATCATGTTCTCGCCCAGTTCGCGCTGCCTGGCGATGTGCAGCCTTACCTGTGCATCACTTGCTTTCGTTGCTTGGGTCTTCATGGTCGCCTCCAGATCGGCGGATCAGTCGTAATAGGCTTGGTCGGCCAGATACTCGGAATGCTCATTGATGAGCCATTCCTCCATCGAGGCGATTTCGGATTCCGTCATGTGGCTGGTGTCGTCTTTCGATTCCCACGAGATTGAGCAGCTCCCGTAATACTCATCTGGGTCTGCTGCTTGTGAGCTGAAATTTCCCTTGCGTTGCGAAAAAGAAAACACGGTTAGGTTGATGGCAATGTCCTCACCATCCTTGGTCGTCCAATATTCGTAAGTGCGGGCCATCTCAATCTCCAATCAGGCGAGATACCCGCCCGGAATAGTGGTAACGACCTTCTTCGGCGCGTCATGCATACGGCCCTTGGCGCAGTCGTGGACGTTGGGTTTAGGTTTCTTGGGTTGGCGCTTCATACTGGCTTCACCAGGTAATCGGCGCAGGACCTGGAGCCGTCGAACATGTTCACGGCGCGATCCAGAGCGTCTTGGGCGCGCTTCCGCTCTGCGGCATGCACCGTCACGCGGGCTACCATGGTTGCTCCGCGGTACTCGTTGTACTCAGCAGTGGTTATCAGATCCGACACATAGAGCGTGTCGACCATTTCCTTGGCCGCCGCGATGTTCTCGTGGGCCGTCAGCGTGAACTTCGGGTCAGTGGCAAATCTCAGCAGCTGCTCGAATCTCTGCTGCAGGTGCGGGCTCATCATTGGCAACGCCTCGGTTATGGGGTTTTGCGGAACTCGACAGGGCAGAACAGGCCGTGGTCGCCAAGCATCAGGAAGCACTCCCTCTTGGATGCGTACCGGGTCGGATACCAAAGCACCAGCCCGTTGACGATAAGCGGCGTCTCTACCCATTTCATGATCACACCGACCTTGCGGCTTCGCGGTTAAGGCGCTCGCATTTTTCAGCGCTTGGCTGCAGTGCGCGCCTCGGGGCGTTGGTGCGGCCGTCTTCCCATGAGCGTTTCGGCGTCTTGCGGAACAGATTACCGATCTTGCGCTTAACCAGGCGCTGAGTATGGCTACGACCGGTGATGATTTCGTAAACACTGCCGGTAGCATGCATAAGGAACATCGTGGAGAATTTCATGCTGGTGACTCCTTGGGTGAGTTGCTTCCTGTTGTACTGGCAAAGCCCGCACATGGCGGGCTTGCGGTCAGCTGTTATGCCGGTTTTAGCCGGTCGGGCGCATGGTCGTATCCTCTGAAGGTGAAACCTACTTGCCACATCAGGCTTTCGGCGCAGTAAAAGTGCTGCCTTTGCACTGACTCAGCCCCAGTTAAGGGGCTTGAGGTGGGCGGGGCTGGTTACTGTTTTAGTGACCACTCTTTCAACGCCTTGAAGCTGTCGAATTGCACTTCGCATTCTCGCTCAGGATCGAACACGGTAACTTCCCACCATTCGCCGTCGCGGTATGCCGCTACGTTTCGACTGCTGCGATACCAAGGCTGCGCTGCCGCCCACAACATTTGCAGTTCTTTCATCTCGTCTTGCTCCGTTGTTCGTTTGCGTGGTGTGAGACGAACTATATGTCCGGCCTGATATTGCGTCAAGATGCATTTAAAATATATTTAATGGTGTGCAGTGCACATCCTTTGCGCAATAGCAGGCAAAGAAAAGCCCGGCGCAATGGCCGGGCTCTTGTGGGGCAGGAAGATCAGGCGACCAGCTTCAGTTCAGGCGGGGCTTTCTTCAGGGCCTGCACCAGTGCGCGACGAAGCTTGGCTTCAAACTCTTCACGATCCTCGGGCGGCAGTTTGTTGATGGCGGCGCAGATGTCGTGCACCAGGGCGCCGGTCAGAACATCCTCTTTCGCGACCTGAACGCCAACCAAGGAAGGCACAACCTCGACCTTTGCTCGATTGGCTGCCTTGACCTGGTTAACGGCGTTCCGGATTTCACCCATCGTCTTGTAGTCGCGGATGTCCAGGCCGAACTTGTACATGTTGCGCAGAGCGCTCAGATAGTTCTTCACCGTCGGCGGGGCGGCTGTCAGGAGTGAGCCGGCTTTCGGCCTGCCCTTCTCCATCGACCAGCTGTTTTCCGAATAGGCCTTGGCAAACAAAGGCTCTGCAGCCTCAGATGTGAACGCCTTGTGCTTTATCAGCTGCGCGACGCACTGGGCGCCAAGGCTCTCCTTTTTGCCGTCAAGCTC